GTGTTTTAATTGTCTTATTAAATGCGTCATGTACAACCACTCTATTAGCATAGACACCATCAATGATATTAGATAATGTGTCGGCATGTTTATCAAAGTCGTATTGTATCACCGCCTGCATACGCCTTTGTATATCTTTGACCTCTGTCTTTTTGGTGTCTTGTATAGTCTGTATTTGTGTTTGGTAATTCCATGTAGTCGGTCTGGCTGCCGAACCACCCATTGCAAGTAATGATTCAATACTTCTAAAATGAAACCCTTTTGATGTTTCATAGAATAGATAACCTGCATTATTATATTTACCTGATACAGATTGTGTAGCAAGAAAGTTAATTGCCTTTAATGGTTTTAAACTTGGTATTACATACTTGGCATTGGTAGCTGTGTTCTCTATGAATAGTGGTTTTTTAGAGTTTAGAAATCTTTTGTTCTTAACTAAATCTTCTACTGCGTTCTCTATAGGTCCTGCGTATGCCTTACTTACGACTGATACTTGACTGTTAAACATTTCAGGTGAACAGAAAAAGATTTGATATCGTTGTGCAATGTCTTTGCCTGGTAGTTTTGCGACCTTATCTACTTTGTATATTTGAAATGGTGTACCGTTGTCTTCGGTGTAATCATAACCAGGTAATCCTGGCGTGTTGAACTTGACTGATAATCTTTCTAAACCAGTTAACGGAAAAACAGACCTAATATCACCTGTGTCATATACTGTAACAACACCTGATAGTGTGTTAGATAATATGTCCTCTGTAATGGTCATCACCTCGGTAATACCCTTAATGTCCATCACCTTAGGTGCGCTTTCGTCTTTCTGCTGTCTGTATGAAATTATATCAAGTGTGGATAAGTTATACTTACCGACCTTATCTAAAATGTCTGTTTGCAATAGTGCCATGTCATTATCTTCTTATCAATTTTCTAAATTCACCTTCAAAAACAGGCAAATACTTAGGTTCTAACAATCTTATCTGCCTCTTCTCATCTTGCAATCTTCTTTCATATTGTATATTTGTAACTGCCTCTGCGCCAGCGTCTGTAGCATTGCACTCTACCTTGTGAGAATAGTCACTAGGACCATCTCCTGTCTGTCTACCACTTGATTGTGTTATCTCGTAGTGATGTACTGTTTCTGGATTAGGATATTTGTCTGCAACATACAATTGAAATGCGTACTCATCTAATGGCCAGTCATAATATCTATTGACAATGTTGTTAACAAGTGTTACAACCCAAAAATAGTCTGCGTCACCATATACTTTGTATGCAATGTCTTCAGGTTTCTCACCCTCTTGTACATCATACTTGTCATATAGTGTGACATTGTTGGCAATTTTACTTCTTAACTTCACTCTTCTAAAGATATCTGTTACAGTTTTAGTGTTGCCATTTGTACCAGATATGTTATAGTTTATCTTAGGAAATGCTGTGAAAAACTTTGCCATTATGCACCTGCCTCAATATCAGATTTAGTAATAATTCTGTCTTCTAAGAATGAAACGGTTAATTGTGTGTGTACAGGTTGACCACTATTAAATGTTGTAAACTGTCCATCAGGACTATAATCAACTGAAACATCTGTACAGTAACAGGCACCAATTTTATGTAGATGTGGATTTTCACCATCATTGTGCATGTAACTAATTTTAAAATAGTTTGGTGTTTTAAATAGACCATCACCACTTGTTAAACCTGGTGCTGAATTGTACTTGAATATGGTAATAATGTTTTCTACTGCTTGTGCCTCTTTTTCATTTCTAGGCCAAAAATCAAATGTGTAAGCAAATGTTCTTTGACTAGGTGTATTGTAGTATGCTTCATTTCTAGGGTTGATGGCAGTACCAAATCTTTTCATACCAAATCTTACGGGGTCGCCTGCGCCTGCAAGTGATATGAATTCACCTACTGCCTGACTACCTTGTCTAAACACACCGCCTGATACACCTTCTAAAGCTTTTATAATTGCGTCACCGGTATCCTTTGCACCTTTAGCTGCTGTTATTGCTTCTTGTACATCACCTGCTATACCTGTTTCTGTGTCGTTATCATATGATTGATTATAACCAACTTTAATTCCAGGTGGCATGTAAATTGATATGGCTGCATTTGTTATTGAACCAGTAGGTATTTTACCTGTAATGTTTGATTGCGAATTGGCTTCAGGACCATCTGCTGTTGCCATTTGTGAAGCTTCAAACATAGTATCTCGTTGTGCTTGATATGTTACAAAACCTGACTCAAATATAATGTAATGACCTAGTTCGTTAGAACCAAGGTCTAATGGATATTGTACAGCACTAAATGTTAAAGGATTTTCTGTTAATTTCTGTGAAGGACTATCTGGTATATCAAATGGTCCTTTTTTTAATAATTGAGCTGCTACTTTACCAGAGTCTTTCTGATTGCCGGCATTGGAAAATGAATTGATAAGCTTACCTACATGAGGCATAGCTAAACTTGTCATTTGATTTAGTAGTTTGTTTGCCATGTATAAATAATCCTTAGTTAGTAATATTTATATAGAAAATAAGAGTGATATGAGAAAGAGTTATAAAGGTTTATTCAAACCAACCAATCCAAAGAAATATGTCGGCAATACCAATCAAATAGTGTATCGTTCACTACTTGAAAGACGGTTTATGCGTTATTGTGACAACAATAAAGATATTCTATTTTGGGCAAGTGAAGAATTACCTGTTAGATATTATAGCCCGCTAGACAAGAAATATCACCGATACTTTCCTGACTTTGTTGTAAAGACGGTGAATGGTGATAAGTACATGATTGAAATAAAACCCTATCGCCAAGCATTAAAACCCAAACCACCAAAAAAGAAAACAAAATCATATATGCGTGAGTCATTTGAGTATATTAAAAATCAGGCTAAATGGTCTGCCGCTCGTAAGTATTGTGAAGAGAATAGTATGGAGTTTAAGATTATTACTGAAAAGGACCTTGGACAATATTAAAAAGGACTGTAAGCAAATGCTTCTCTATCATAGTATGGGTCACCTTGTGTATCTAACTTACCAACATAATTATTCTGAGAAGCATTATTTGATATATTATTATCGCCGCCTTTGATAACTATAGGTGTAATACTACCATCATTTTTATTTTTAGTTTTTGATTCTTTTAAGAATTCAGCACCTGATTGGTTGACACTTCGTTCTATTAATTTTTTCAATGAAGTTGGGTCATCACTATACAATTCTTTTAACTGGTCATATGTAAAGTTTACACCTAAACCTTGTAGTGTGTCATTAGCAAAATTTAGTTGACTATTGACTGATTGTAAATCTTTTTTAGCTTTCATTACAGCTTTTTCTATATCAGTATCTTGAATTTGAAATGCGTCTGCTAATTTTCCTAAAGCTGTCTGTCTTTGTTTTTTATCTTCATCTTCTTTTGCGATACTAGCTAATCTTAAAATCTCTTCAGCTTCAATTTTCTTTTTTCTCAATTCTTCTACTTTTGGTATCATTGGCGACATCTTTTCAATCCTATCACCACCTCTACCATAATTATTAGCAGCGACTACTTGAACAAGACCACCTGTTTCTCCGGCAGCCAACATATTAACTGCTGTCTTTTGCACCTTATCACTAAACGCCGACATCTGTTCAAATATCATTTTACTATCAGCACCAAATCCACCTTGAGCTGCAATACCTTTAATAGATTCTACTGTGTCCATAAAGTTAACAGCTTTTGTTCTATCTAACATAATTGTTTTTAATGCTTCTTCACTATAATTTGTCATAGTGCCGGCTAATGCACCCAATTTGGTCTGCATATTCTCATCAGCCATAAATTTCTTTTTATCTTGACCTAACTGTTCTAGTGCCTCTTGTGTTGCTACTTTAGCTTCACCTAATGCTGACAGTTTACCAAGATTCATACCAAATCTTTCAAATAATCCTTCTTCTTCTCTAGCAGCCCACTCTCCCATTTCTTTATCTAATTTTGCTGTTGTCTTTTCTAATTTTTGTAATGTTAGTTCTTGGTATTCATCAATCTTTTTAGCAAGATACATTGCACCAACTCCTAATGCTACAGCAGCACCAACACCAATAATAACTGGCAATGCACCAATAGCGGCGCCGAAAGTTGCAACTGCACCTATTTTTGATGCTCCCATAAGAGTGCCTAATTTACCTACTGTCCACATACTAGCAGCTGCACCGCCAATGGCTGTAGCTGCAAAATCTGAATCTTTTACCTCTGTTGCATTTAAACTTCCTGATATGTAACCTGCCACTTTGGCAATCATAGGAGCAGTTGCACCAATAATCGCACCAGGAATACCTGCAAGTCCTAAACCAACACCAGCACCTATCATACTTAATTTAATATCTTTTTTAGCTGCTTCGTCTAACTCTAAATCAAACTCAGTATTAATATAATTAATTACGGGGTCGGCAATGAAACCAGCAATAGTGGCATACATTGTACCTTTTAATAGTTTTTTACCTAATCCTGTACCAACATTTTTTAGAAATTGTGGTGTCAATAGAGCAGCAGTCAAACCAGTACCTAATAAATCTGCAAATCTACCTTTATCAATACTTTCTTCAATATCATCTAAGTTATCATTTATGCCGGAGGCACTTCCGCCACCACCACCTGCAACAACAGTAGAACCTTTTAGTGAGTTTTCTTTTGCCAATTCAGCAGCTTGGTCTCGTTCTCTTCTTTCAGCTTCTTCAGATAAATCTAATTGTGATTGTAAAACACTTGCTACCTTTTCGACACATTGATATGTCTTTTCTTGTAAAACAGCAAGGTCTTTTAATAAGAAAACACCTAATGAACCACCACCTGCTTGTAAAACTGCGGCTGCAGCCTCTGGTGGAGGTAACATACTATTAACACTTAATAGTGATGAACCAACTCTACCTTGTATGGTGGTTGCTAATTGTAAGGCGTTTGCTGATGACATTATTTTTTACCTTTACTTGAACCTGTGTATAGACCAAACCAGGCAGCGCCAGCACCAACAACGATACTGATTAACCCACTCTGTTCCATAGTTGGAGCAGATAAGTCCATATACCATATTACACATTTGTATAGTAGTATGATGTAAACTGTTAAAAACAATCTAGGGAATATTCTCCAAGCGTCAATAGCTCTTGCCATATGAATTAATTTAGAGTATGGATTTACACCAAGGTCTTTGATTGAAGTATCAACTTCTAAATCAACTTGTATTTTTTGTTTAGGTTCTACAACCTTGACTTCTTGTTTTACTTCTTCATCCATTACTGTCTATTCCTCTCTTTAGCCTTATCGTTTTCTTCTTTGATGTGAACAACTAATAAGTCCACATATATTTCCCTCTCCCAAGGTATCATATTCTCTAATTCACTTAAAGAATATTTATGATGTTGCATTAA